GCTTTATTATGACGAATGAAAATCAAAAAACGGTATACCAGCTACCGTCACCAGATGCTGGGTGGAGACCTTTAGATATTCAAATGTTTGCCGGAGAAGGTGATGAACAACCTGTTGACCAAACACCTCCAGCAGATACACCGCCTATTGATAATGGTGGAGGTAAAGAATTAACACCACCTGAAAAAACATTTACGCAAGCGGAAGTCAACAATTTTGTCAAACGTGAATCAAGTAAGCATCAAGAAAAAATGTTGAAAGAGTTAGGTATTAGTGATTTCAAGGATGCTAAAGAGGGCCTAGCTAAATTCAAAGAGTGGCAAGATTCACAGAAAACAGAGCAAGAGAGGCAAGCTGAGCGTTTAAAGGAGCTAGAAACAAATCATGGTACTTTAACAGATGAAAACTCAGTACTCAAAGCACAAATCAGCGCAATGAAAGCTGGTGTTAATGCTGATTATATCACTGATGTTGTTACGCTCGCTAAAACGATGGTGAGTGAGGATGTGGATATGGATACAGCTATTTCAAAAGTTGTTGAAAAGTATCCTCATTTCGCACAAGTTGAAGTTGAAAAAGAAGAAACACCTAAACCTAAATTTTCAACAGGACAGCATCAAAAACAATCTACTACTGAAGCAGAAGCTTGGGCATCTGCATTTAAATAACAAATAAGATATTCCAGGAGGAAATGAAAATGAAGAATGTAATTGCATCATTACCAAATTATAATGGCATGAAAATGCTGATGAATTTAAACATTCAAATGTTTGCTCAAGTAAACTATGCAACTCTCTATTCACAAGCGCTACAACAAAAATTTTCTGAAGGATTATATTTCGCGGAGCTTTTTAACACGCCAAATAACCAAAATTTAAAATGGACGAGTGCTAAAACAATCCAAATCCCACGTATCACAGTAGGTGGTTTTGTTGACGTTGACCGTGATGTTGTAGGTTCATTCACTCGACGAGCAGACAACGATTGGGAACCAAAAACAATCGAACACGACCGCGAATTCCGTACATTAGTTGATCCGATGGATATCGATGAAACAAACATCGCTTTATCAATCGCGAACATCACTCGTGTGTTTAACGATGAGCAAAAGATTCCTGAAATGGATAAGTATATGGCTTCTAAATTATTAACAGAATACCAATCTTATGGCGGTGCTCTGGACCATACAGTATTGACTACAGAAAACATTCTGTCGGTATTCGATGATTTTATGGCTGAGATGGATGACGCAGAAGTACCGCAAATGGGCCGTATCTTATATGTGACAGCAACGGTAAACAAGTTGCTTAAGGCAGCACAAGGGCTACAACGCTCATTAGATGTCATTGCTAATAACGGTGCTGTAAAACGTAGTATTTATTCATTAGATGATGTGACAATTAAAGTTGTACCATCATCACGTATGAAAACTGCTTACAACTTTACAGATGGTGCAGTTGTTGACCCAACAGCAAAGCAAATTAATATGATTTTGGTTCATCCTTTATCAGTAATCTCGCCACAGAAATATGAGTTCGTATCACTAGATCAACCAACTGCTGCTACTGGCGGTAAATATCTGTACTTTGAACGTAAATACTGGGATGTATTTGCAATCGAAAAGAAAGTACCTGGTATCAAAATTAATACAGAAACACTTAACTAAGAGGGCTTAAACAGTCCTCTTTTCTTAAATTATATTTATAGAATTGGAGGTTTTCATACATGAGTAATGTAGTGAAAATTCGAAAGGGTAATCGTATTTTAAACGTAGAAGAAGGTCGCCTATCATCATTTTTAAATCAAGGCTACGATCGAATCGATGATAACGGCACTGTCATTAAACGTGCTACTGGTGGCCGAAATGTAACTGTAGCAGAGTTAAACGAAGTAATCGCGGAAAAAGAAGTGTTAGAAAAGCAATTAGCAGAATCAGATTCTGCAGAACTTCTTAAGGAAAATAAAGCGCTTAAAACAAAGGTAACAAAGCTAGAAAAAGAACTGGAAGAATTAAAAAAGTCAGCTGATTCAAATACAAATAGTAAGTAGGTGTTAACATGCCATATTTAACTTACGAGGAATACCAAGAGATTGGCTTTTCCGATGTAACAGCAGATGATTTTCTGAAGCTAGAACGAAAAGCGAGTGATGTGTTAGATAGCGTCACTCGTGACTTTTATCAGTTGAATGATCTAGATTCAGACTTTCCATTACGTCGAGATAAATTCAAAAAAGCTGTTGCTGCTCAAATTGATTACTTTTATGATATAGGCGCTACAAGTTCTCATGGTATCCAAGAGCCAGCGACAGTACAAATCGGACGTACAACATTATCGAATAGTGCAAAAGGTTCTACATCAATGCAAGGAACAGAAAATAGCTTAGTATCCAAAGATGCTTTGATGTATTTACGTGGTACAGGACTGCTTAATAGAACAATCCATACTGTTGGATAATAATTCCTTAGTGGTATAATTATAGTATAGGATATGGTAGTTACTGAAAAGAAAGTATCCTGACTCGCTTCTCAGTGTCCATAAACTAGGAACAACTTGCAGGAGGTTGTTAATATGAGTAGAAAACTGAACTTGATTGGTCAAAGGTTTGGCAGGTTAACTGTAATTAAAGGCTTAGATAAAAACAAGTCAGGAGAATATCCTTGGTTATGCAAGTGTGATTGTGGTAACGAAACTATTGGAGTGAGTTGGAGACTGCGTAACGGAGAAAAGAAAAGTTGCGGATGTCTTCAAAAAGAAGTCACTTCAAAAAGAGTTTCCAAACATAAAATGTACGGAACGAGGCTACACTCTATTTGGCGCCATATGAAAGAAAGATGCGACAATCCAAACGTCAAATTTTATCAAAACTATGGTGGCAGAGGAATAACGTACTGCCAAGAATGGGAAGAATTTAGTGATTTTTATGAATGGTCAATCAAAAATGGTTATAAAGATAATTTAACCATTGACCGCATAGATGTTAACGGAAATTATGAACCAGACAATTGTCGCTGGGCTACTACTAAAGAACAAAACGTAAACAGAAGAAACACTATACGAATAACTATTGATGGTGTAACAAAAACTATTCCTGAATGGTCTGAGAAGACAGGGGTAAAAGTGAGTACGTTACGTTGGCGATACTGCAATGGTCTAAAAGGTAGAGATATAATATGTACAAAAGATAGAAGAGGTAAAAGAAGCCTAGTTTAATGGCTTCTTTTTTGTTTCCTTAAAAACGAGGTGGTTTGATGATAGTAAAGCAGTTACCTAAGAGTTGGCTTATACACACCATTATCTACAAAGAAATACTCGATGAAAAAAATGATTACGGTAATCCGATGCACAAGGAGCCTATCGATATTGAATTTGTGCGTTATGACCCTACTACAGTGTTCAGTCGTGATAACACTCAAACGAAAATCGTAGCTGAAGGTGTAATTTTTGTGGATGCCGTTAATAGCTCACCAGTACCTGAATTTAAAGAGGAATCTATCATTGTTTTCGAAGGTAGAGAGTTAACACTTAAAAAGATTGTTCCTTGCTATCATCCTAACAAGAATAAAATTCATCACTACGAGTTAGAAGTGATATAGTGGCCAGGATACGTGTTAAAACAGAAATCGACGGTGTACCAGTGAAGTTAAACGATATGGTGAAGCGCGGACAACGAGCATTTGTTAATCAAGTGCAAGCTGATTCCAATATTTATGCGCCGAAGCTTTCGAGTGACTTACGTAATCAATCGACGATTGCTGTAGACGGCAAATCAATCATTTGGAACGCTCCATATGCACGTAAACAGTATTACAATTACGGCGCTAAATTTACGACTCCTGGTACTGGTCCTAAGTGGGATGTAAAAGCTCAAGCAATACACGGTGCTAGTTGGGTGAAAATAACAAAGGCGGCGATGAAGTGAAGGAATTAGATTTTTTAGTCCAATTAAATCGATATATAAATAAACAAAATCTTTTTGCTAAAAGCGTTATCGGTGTCCTTGGGAAAGAAGAAAGTATTTCTATCATGGCAATGCCTGGTGGAGCTGAAAAGGTATTTTTCGATGGTACCAGAGACAAAGATTATCAAGTGCAAATCAACGCAAAAAGCAAGAAACAGGATGACTGTATCAATACTTTGAGCACATTATTTCAAAAGCTTGAAAACTTAACTGATTTACCATCTGATAACGGTAGCTACGACTACCAAGAAATAAAAATAACTTCATTGCCCTCACTTATCATGATTGATGAGCAGGGCTTTTTTATGTACGAATTATCAATCAGCGCAACAATAACAATTCATAAAGGAGTGGTATAAATGGCACGTCAAAAGAATGCCTTAACTAAATATTTCGTTGGTCCTTGGACGGATGAAAAAAGCACAGCAGCACTACAATTAGCAAAATGGATTAAATCTGTGTCAGATGACTCAGACGAATCAACTGAAGATACAGCTTTTTATGATGGTGATGGTACACCAGAAAGTGACGTTGTTTCTGTTAAAAAGTCATACTCATTTGAAGGGATGTACGATGAAACTGACGAAGCTATGAAATTCATTGCGTCATTGGAACTGGAAGTAGGGGAAGGTCGTAAGATTGCCTTTAAACAAGAGCGTACTAATGGTGATATCTTAGAAGGGCGCGCCACTGTAACTGAAATAAAAGTTACTGGTGGAGAAGCATCAGAATACGCTACATTTAGCTGCAAAATCGGTTGGGACTCTAAACCGAAACTGACACCTAAACCCTAGTGAGCCCCCAGTAGATGGGGGAGAACCAGAAACAGAAATATTAGAAGAATCAATAGAAACAGAGGGCGAGTAATCGTCCTCTTTTAATTTAAAAGGAGTGGTATAAATGGCAATTAAGATTCAAACACGTGAAGTTGGTATTCCAGTAGAACTCGGAGAACTTAAATTTACTTTTGATACATCTGATGAATCAATTAAAAACTTTTATGAAGTTGGACAAAAAACCTTAACAGAAATGAAGAATGTAGAAGAAGATGATCTAGATGCAGCGAAAGAAATCCTCGAAAAAGGCTATGATCTCATGTTAGGTAAAGGCGCATTTAAACAAATATACAAACAAACGCCATCATTAATTGAAGTAACAAAGTATTTTGTGAAACTTGCAGAAGGTATTCAAAAAGAATTATCTGGTTTAGGTAAAGGATTATCTCAACAAGATAAATCCCAAGAATATCTACGTCGTAAAAACAAACCTAAACAAAAGAACAAAAAGTAGGTCGTTGTAATGTTTAAATTGACTGACACACTGGTTAATGAAGTAGAAATAAACGGCCGTATGTACAGTTTAGACATGTCATTTGATAACATATTGAGCCTTATCGACATGTTAAACGACAAAGAACTTGGTGATGCAGCTCAGATACTGATAGGCATTGAGATGTTAATAGTCGAACCTTTAGAATGCTCGATTGAGGAAAAGGCTAAAATCTTTTTTGAACTATATGAAACATTAATTGATGTAGTTAAAGAGGATGATATTGAGTACGACATTGAGGGGAATCCAATGCCTGTACAGTCAAAGGAAAAGGAAGTGGACATATACGACATCGCACAAGATGCAGAGTATATTTACGCTTCCTTTATGCAAGATTATGGCATGGATCTATTGGAGCAACAAGGTATTTTACATTGGGATAAATTCAGAGCGCTTTTAGCTGGGTTACGAGAGGACACTAAATTTAAAAAGGTGCTTGAAATACGTCAGATGCCATTACCAACAGGAAAAGGCTCTGGTGAGCAACGCAAACAGGTCGAAGAATTGAAGAAAGCATACGCATTGAAGCCTCATGAATAAGGAGGATGACTGAATAATATTCTTTTTTGTCAACCAAACTATATACAAAACAAAAAGGGAGTGTAGTTATGGAACAAAAGTCAACTAAGCAATCTAGCGAATTCGCTGGCCCAGCACAAGTATTTATTAATCAAGATTTAGAGAGAAACAGAAAAAAGCCAGAACAATTAATGAATGAACTCGAACTTCTTTCTGTTCCGTTAATTGAATTTCTAAATAAAAATTTCAATCCGCATTGTCGAATTGAAATCAACACTGATTTGATAAAGGTCGTTGAAGATGTAGTGGGTGTACCAAAAAACTATCTAACTCGTGAGTAACGGTGGATTTTATCTAGTCTCGAAAGCGCAGAGCCTAATGAACTGGAACTCATAAAGTTTTGATACTCGGATTCAGACACGTTGTAGTAGTGATAGATTGAACCATCTTTAAATTCAATTTCTAACGTATCATTTTCCCAACCCACGCTTCGGATACGGCTTGATGAAACGTATTGTCTATTCATTTATTACACCTCCTCTTACTGTCAATATTCGACAGAAAAGGTGGAATACCTTTAGTAAAGTTTTGAGGATGAGTGGTGGATGCAACACCCAGTACTGATGAACTCAAAATTGAGCCTATTTAATTCTTTTACAACGACCGACAATTTGTCAGTAGTTGTAAGTTGTCACCAAGTGACAACTTAGAGGTGCATTAAATTTCGTGCACCTTGTTTATGTGGCAATCTCTTGATCTATTTGTAATAATGTGGAAACAGAGGACTCGGTAAGTTATCAAGTCCTTACACACTATGACAAGACACTGAAAAAGTAAATATCTTACACATGTCAAGTTGGCAGATATGAAAAAATAAATTAATAGTTGCGTTAACTTACAAGGTGCTTTATTATTAAAGGTAATTACATTACTTTTTAAATGTGGAAGCACCACAAAACTACCGATTA